CCTCCCCCTCCCTCTTAATAGTTGAAGTTTCAATTAAATTTAAAAGATTGTTTGGGGGTGGACAGTCTCCCCTCCCAATGTGCGCCCAACTTTCAGGGGGTGCAAGCCGTTATCAAATCGTTATCAAAATTTATTCAATTTGACTTGACACGGTTTAAACGGTGTGTTTTGATTGTCTCATTGGTTAGTGAGGTGCTAACCAATGGAGGTGAAAGAATGAATCGTGAAGAATGGCTTTTGAAAGCCACTGAAATACTAGGCAAGAAGATTGAAGATAACGGGGGCAAGTTGCCAGAAGTTAGGGTGTCGGTAGGTTTCCCTAAAGCGTCAGGACGCAACTCTAATTCTGTAATTGGGCAATGTTTTAACGGCGTTGCCACAGCAGACGGACGCCCTCAGATTTTCATTCACCCCGTTTTAGATGACTCTAAAAGGGTGTTAGATGTCCTATTGCACGAGTTGATTCACGCAAGTTTACCGCTAGGGGCAGGGCACGGGGTAACGTTTAAACGCCTCGCCGTTGCTTGTGGACTTACTGGCAAGATGACCGCAACAACCGCCACGCCAGAACTTAACGCAGAACTTGCCCAACTTGTGGAAGAACTAGGGGACTACCCTCACGCAAAACTAGACGCAAGCAATGCCAAAAAACAGGGCACGAGAATGTTAAAATGTGAATGCCCAGATTGTGGCTACATTGCCTACACGTCTCGCAAGTGGCTTGATGAGATGGGTGCGCCAGTATGCCCAGAACACGGGCAAATGGCACAAGTTTAGGGGGTGCATCTCGCCCACCCCGAAAGGGGTGGACGGGGTGGACTTGCTAAGATTTAGCGAGACCGTTTAAACGAGGTGATGAAAGTGAAAGAACCAATCGCAACAGACATCTACGAAAGACTAGAGATGAACGAACAGGGCAAGGGTGGAAGCGTGGCAACAGACCTATACGCCTTACTAGATGAAGATTCTGACTATTCAGACTTTGAAGATTACTTTGGAGACCTAGACCCGACAGAATTTTTATAGAGGTGCTTGACATCATCATTATCCCTAACTAAGGTTAGGGGTAGTGATGGTAGGCAAGAACTACCAGAACCAACAACAAACAGAGGTGAAAAAAATGAGTTGTTTCCAAGTTAATAAGGACACGCTAGACCTACTAGCAAGCGCAAGTTTTTGGACAGACCGCCAAATCTATTCACGATTTGCGCCAGAGACAGAACGTTTAAACGACTTAGTGCAGATGTACGCAGACGGTGAAAATGTTCTAGGTATTCACAGCACACAGGAGCACGCAACGATTCAAGCAATCGGCGAGGAACTTATGAGGGCTAACATTAAAAGCGTACTAGCCAGATACAATGACGGCGCAGAGATGATTGGTTACGATACCTACACCGCCGAACCTATCAAGGAATGGCAAGGAGTTGCGACCATTGAGGACGTACTAGGGGCAATCTTCTGCTATGAGTATCAGAGTTGCGAGTCTGAAGATTGGCGCAATAGTTGGGCGAGTGAATACTGCAACGCTCTACGCAAGAACATCTGTGCCAAGTTATCGGACGGGCGCTGGGAATACGAGCGACCAGAGGGAGCGCCTAAGTTGGTACGTATAGTCTAGTTAGCAAATCTCTACCCCGTGTTTAAACGGCACGGGTTAGGGGTTGGCTACCTAGCCAGAACGGAGAGACCGTTTAAACAACACGAGGTGAAAGATGAACATAACAATTACTAAAAACGAAAATGGTTTATACCTGACGACAGAATTTAGAGGGTGTAAATACGGGCAATTTTATAAAGACATTAACGAAACCGAGGCAACTAATAGATTCCGTGATTATGTTAGACTATTAGATTGTGGTAGGTATTTAGAAGTAATGAGGGGCAACTAATGCCTAAGCATAGGAGAGTCTGGAATTGGACACCGAAGGCATACCGCTGGCGTGACAACTTAATCACGGGAGCGATAGCACTAGCGATACTAGGTTTATTCTGGTACAAAATCTGGTCAGGGTGGGGAAACGGATAACGTTTAAACACTTTATAACAGTTTGATAACAGAATAGAAATGTGCTTGACACATAGGCACACACAAGTAAACTAGAAACAACTACTAATTCAGAGGTGAATTAAATGATAACAGTAAGAAAGATACACCCATCAGGTGCGCTAGAGGTTAGCGCTATGGTGATGGGCTTAACATCTCGCCAAGTCTGGCTTGAACGTAAGAACTATTACGGCTACAACAAGGACGAGGCACGCAGACTATTCAGAATCTACCTAGCCGAACACGGTTTCGGTCTAGTAAACGACTAAGAGAGGACGTTTAAACACAATGAAAAGAGATGAAGCAATAGCAAGATTGCAGGAGTGGCACAAGCCAGACGAAGAACTATTCATAGTCTGGTGGGATAAAACATCAGGTGAGATGTACGCAGATGATGAGTTAACCGATAGCCATTGGGCTAAGGTGGTAAAGGAACTAGATAGTGATGAGTACTTATTCCACGCAGTTAACGACACCATCACAGAGTTAGTAAACAAATCAGAAGAGGACGTTTAAACGAGGTGGAACAATGGTAATAAATAAAGTTAATGACTGGACTATAATAAATGGTACAAGTCTTAAAGGTTATACAGGTAAGATAACAAGACGGAAACTTGAACAGGTTTTCGGACTACCAGAACAGTATGGTGAGGGTGACAAGGTAACAACCGAGTGGATTTTTACCATAGACAATGAGGTTGGAACTATCTACGATTGGAAACGCTACGAGCAGGGAGCACCAGACTTAGATGAACCTTATGACTGGCACATTGGTGGACAGAACGACAAGATAGTTAAACTAATTCAACGAGCAATAACAAAATCAGAGGTGAAGTAATGACAACGTTTAAACGCAAGACTAAGCAAGAGAAAACTATGGATAAATTAGATACACTAATGCTATCTATGGCAGATAAGAAAACATACAAACAGTACCTAAAGGCTAGGGCTGACTATCTAAAAGAGGTGAAGTAATGAAGTACACAGTACACGTAAGTCTTACTGAGTATCGTAAGATTGAAGTAGAGGCTAACAACCAAGACGAGGCTATTGATTTAGCCTTTGATGAGGACTTAGATAACTGGGAACTTGTCAAGAGTAAGACTAATAGCGTTGATGTAGATGAGGTGCAACTATGAGCGACACAATAGAGCAACGTATCCTAGATGTGACTGACAAGATGAAACTATTACAATGGCTATACCCTGATGTGTATGCCAAGTTAACAAGAGGTGAGGACAAGATGTATAAATGTAATTGTGGTTTTACACAGGAGCAGGAGTGGTATCCGCCATACCCTGCACACGATGACACCTGCCCAATACAGATTGAACAGGTGAGTGACAATGACGATTGAATTTATCTGTGACTACTGCGACTGGCAGGGTGACCCTAAGGATTACACCGCACACATTAAGGATAATCCCAAGTGTGATGACCGCCTACCTTGTTGCAAGGTTGAGGAGATTGAGGACTATAACGAGTTTGAGATAGACGAAATCTGTGAGGACTGCACCAAGATTATCCACGATTACTATGAAGACCAATGGACTGACGCACTAATGGAGAGTTACTATGAAGGTAGGTAAAGTAACTATGCCCGTGTGGAACGGTTCAGAGGCGTGTTCAGGTATCGGAGTGGAATTATTCTATGATGATAACCGCAAGACAGAATACCAAAACAGAATACACCACGAGAAACTAGTGGCTATCTGTAACTCTTGCCCCCGTTTAAACGACTGCTTTGAGTACGCCATACACCACGAACAGTATGGATTCTGGGCAGGTATGACTGAAGCACAACGCTATCAGTACCGCAAGACACACAAGATAAGACTGCTTAGACCTGAGATGTATTCAGAGTGTATGCCAGAATTTAGCAGAGCAAAAAAGGAGGAGGACACAGATGATAATTTCTACAATGGATAAAGAGCAACACATCTTTGAGAACATACACGTTTCAATAGAGGAAGATACAGCCAACATCTTTCTAGGTGAGACACACATAATGATGAAGTTGCCTACGTTTCAACGGCTTATGTTTACTATGAACACAGCCCTATTTGAACACGACCTAAAGCAACAACAAAAGAATAGCGAGTACTAATGCTGGGAGAAATCTTTTCTAACATAATGATACTTGTAACAGTTGTCTTGATTTACTTTATGGGTAAACCTTGAGGACTAGAAAGAAAGAATTAGACGCTATCGTTAGGCTATTAGAAAGCGAACACGAAGACGTTGAGGATTTAGCAGAAGCCATCTGGAAACTGGTAGACGACCAACGTAGAGACCGTGAGATGTGGGTAGTAGCGGTGCGTATGGACGGTATGAACTTTCTGTACGGCACATACGATAGCGAAGCAACAGCAAGGAAAGATGTAGAGAACGGAAACATTAAAGGTGTTGGACTGGACAATAAGTTTATGCTAATGAAACTATTAAGTCCATCAGAAATCTTTAAGTCTTACGAACCTGCAACTCTCTTTGACTTTAGATAGGTTTCAGTTTGCGCTAACTCTTGGCGTTAGTGTAAACTGGATACGAACAGGGGTTGAGCACCTGCGTTTCACCTCCGCCTTGCTCCCCCTGTTCACCTTTTAAAATCAATTATAACAATTTCATAACAGACGGCGTGTCAATTTGACACAAAAAATAAGTACGTGTATAATCTCTGGGTGTCGGGGGTTGTTAATTAATTACACACCGTAAGGTGTGATAACATAAACTTTATAACTTAATAAAATAAAACAGTAAGGTGTTTAAACAATGTTAAAAATAAATGGGTACGAAGTACCTGCTCACGTTAGTCATAGTCAGATAACTACGTGGTCATCTTGTGGTCACAAGTATTTCTTAAACAAAATTGCTAACGTACCTGAAGGTGGTACTTGGTGGTTAGTTGGTGGCAGTAGCGTACACGAAGCAACTGAAGCCTATGACCGTGCACTATGGGAACGTGAGGGTAGATAATGATTGCAATAGGTGGACCATTTGATGGTAAAAATTATAGTGATGGTATTCCAAAAGAAACTCTAACTATCCTTGACCCATACATTGTAGATGGTGAAGTACATTTAGCAAGATACCGTAGACTTGAAGACAGTTGGGTTTACATAGAGGTTGACCCTATGCCTGGAGACTTGTACGAAATTGCTACTATTAAAGATGTAACAGAGGTAGATAATGGCTAAAGTTAAAGCAAAACAATTAGAAGCAAATGATTATTGGTTAGAAGCGTGGGAACGTTTAACTAACAGACAGATAGACGCAACAGGTCAGAAGCCTGACACTTGGCGAGCAGGTGGACGTGCAACTAAAGACTATCCAGACAGAGAGAACGGTGACTGGTGGGCTAAGCACGGCGTTGGTATGGTGCAGAACTGGATTGATTGGCGTGACCAAGACCATCACGGGCTATCACTATGGGTTACACCTGAAGGTGTACCTGCCATTGAACTAGGTTTAAACATTGAACTTGGTGGTGTGCCAGTTAAGATGGCACTAGACCGTGTGATGGTTAACCCATTAGATGAACTCATTGTAGTTGACTTAAAGACTGGCAAGAGTACACCATCATCAGACTTTCAGTTGGGTATGTATGCCGTAGGTATGGAGATTACCTTTGGTGTACGTCCGCAGTATGGTACGTATTGGTCTGCACGTGAGGGTTTAACTACTGAACTAATTAACCTAGACAAGTGGACTATTGAACGTGCAACTGAAGTAGTTGTAATGTTTGACAACGCACGCAAGGCTGGTATCTTTGTACCAAACTTTGACCACTGTAAGATGTGTAACTATACTAGTGTTTGTAAATATCAGGGAGGTGAAATGTAATGTTCGTTACTAAGAAAAGATACAACGACCTATACACAGAGTACAAGAGGATGTTAAATAATAACGTTGAACTTGTACAAATCATTTGTGATTCAGATGAATACATCAAAGAGTTAGAAGAAAAACTAACAAAGAAAAAAGTTGCGAAGAAAGCAACTAAGAAAGTGAGTAAGTAATGAGTGAGAAAAACTATGTTGTCAATGTCAAGACAACAGCAGGTACAATCATCACTGTACGTGGTGATAGTGCAGAAGAACTAGCCAGTAACATCAATGGGCTAGTATCAGGTGGAGTTAATGACCACGTAGGTGCATTAGAAGAATTGTTCTTGGGAAAAGGTAATGCACCTATCGTTAACTCTGCAGTAGCAACAGTTACCGAAGCACTAGGTGCAACCGTAGTATCAGAAACTAAGTTCGCACCTAAGACACCACCATCAGCACCTGCTGTAGGCGGTAAGACCTGTGTACACGGGGCTATGGTCAAGCGCACTGGCAACGGTGCAAAAGGTGAGTGGCGTGGATTCTTCTGTCCTACTCCGAAGGGTACAGAAGGTCAGTGCTCACCAGTGTTCGCTCGTCAGGGTTCCGCTGACTGGCAAAGTTTCTAGTATCCTAACTGTTACTAGAAAAATATAACTGAATATAGGGGAAGTTATGTATCTGACTTGAGGGAAGCAGGAAGGATACAGGGGTGTAGGTAACCAAGCCTACGTGTGGTGCAAGTCCACACATCCCACGTTTAAACAACACAAGTGAGGATGAATGAAGACATTAAGACGCTCTGTTGGTAAGGCTGACATCGGTGGTGAACCAATGCCAACTGTGTTTAGAACATTTGAAAACAATCAGATAGTTCTTAGACGCAGTGAGGTATCTGTTATTGCAGGTACACCTGGTGCTGGTAAATCTACTCTTGCCTTAGCCTTAGCATTGCGTATTCAAATGCCTACGTTGTATGTGTCTGCAGATACCAATGCTCACACTATGGCTATGCGTTTGTATTCAATGATTGAAGGTGTATCACAATCAGATGCAGAGAAGATTATCTCTGACGACCCTGATAAGGCTAGAGAAAAACTAGCAATGGCTAGTCACATCTACTGGTCATTTGAATCTGCCCCATCACTAGGTGATTTAGATGATGAGGTTACCGCACTAGAAGAAATACTTGGTGACTCACCTGCACTGATAGTCATTGATAACCTAATGGATATCTCAATGGATGGCGGAGATGAGTTCGGTAATATGCGAGCCGCTATGAAAGAATTAAAGTTCTTAGCCCGTGATACTAACGCTGCAGTTCTAGTACTACACCACACCAAAGAAAGTTATGCTGGTAATCCTTGCCAACCTAGCCAAGCCTTACAGGGTATGGTTAACCAGTTACCTGCACTAGTACTTACAGTTGGACAACAGGATGGATTACTAGGGGTAGCACCAGTTAAGAATCGTTATGGTAGGGCTGACCGCAGTGGTAACACTTGCTATTGGCTACAGTTCTCGCCAGAATATATGTTCATTGCAGACTTAGAGGAAGCACGATGATAGATGAACTATGTAGGCACAAAGCAATCGTTGATAAGCCAACTAACTACACAGTATGTAGACTTTGCGGAGAGATTTTAGTAGGTAAATAATGGAACATCTTATTGAGTACAAAGAAATGCGTGAAGCAATAGCACGAGTGCGTGAGTTGCATTATGTAGATAAGTATGCAAATACAGAAGTTTGTCATATTTGCAATACAAGTAATGGCATTGCAATTCCATATCCTTGTGACACTATTAAAGCCCTAGATGGTGAGCAGTAGTGTACATATTCTGGACTGTATTAGTTGCTATCTTCACCTTCATTGCAGGGTTTACCTACGGTAGGATGGTAGGTATCAACGCTATGTTGCAGTTAGGCTCAGAGATTTATCCGAACTTTAAAGACAAGTTAGTTAATCATATTATTAAAGGAAAGAAATGACCGTACTTGCTGGACTAGTACACGATGGTAAAGTTTACATTGGTGCTGACCGTGGTATGTCTGACGACAACTTTATCTCATCATCATTGACACCTAAGATACGTAAGATTGGTTCAATGTTAATTGCATACTCTGCATCACGTGGCACTGGACAGTTGATGCACTTTGCTAATTACCCTGAGCCACGCACTGATAACCTTGAAGCGTACCTTCGTATTGATTTCTGTGAAGCAATACAGAAAGCATCAGAGTTATTTAAGATTGACATTAACACCAAAGAGAATGGTGCTGACATTTTAGTTGGTATCAAGGGTAGATTGTTTGACATCACTACAGAAGATTGGTCAGTGTCTGAGTATGAGTATACGGCTCAAGGTTCTGGTTACGCTTACGCTATCGGTAGTCTTCACGCTACTAATAAGTTAGATATACCACCACGCACTAGAGTTAAGATGGCAATAGAAGCATCTATCAAACATTCACCTGAGTGTGAAGCACCGATAGATATATTAAGTGTTTGACTATAGAACCGCTATGACCGAAGGTCACAAGTACGGTAGGTACATAGCAGACAAGTTAGAACTGGAAGGTATATCCTGCACAGTTCCTGACTTGTATTTAGTTGAATCAATGGAAGAGATACCGCATATGACACAGACTGAAAAGGATATCATCATAGATAGAACTGGTGATTGTCTTGAGGTTAAGTCACGCAACATTGAGTTCACATCAATAGATGATTTCCCTTGGGGTAACATCATTGTTGATACGGTATCTGGTTACAAGGCTAAGATGCAAAAGCCTATGGCTTATGTTATGGTCTCACAACCTACAGGTTGTGCGTTTGCTGTGATGAGTGACACTGAACAGCACTGGACAACAAAGCGTTTAAACGACAAACAACGTGGACACAGTGATAACTTCTACGTTGTAACTAGAGAACACTTTGTGTCGTTTGATTATTTAGTTAACGCTATTAAGGAAGAGGAACTACGATGGGTTGGTTTGTAATAGGTGTACTTGTGGGAATACTTGGCATACTAATTTACCTTGACAGAGACGATTATCAGTGAGCAAACAAAAACAAAAAGGTACTTCTGCGGAAACTGCAGTTGTCAAATGGTTACAAAGTAAAGGGCGTAAGGACGTAGAACGCCGTGCCCTGCACGGAACCAATGACCGTGGTGATATTGCTGGAATCCCCTGTGTTGTAATTGAAGTTAAGAATCACAAACAGATTAAACTATCTGAATGGTTGAAAGAGTTAGAGGTGGAGATGAAGAACGACAAGGCTGACACTGGTGTTATCATACACAAGAAGACTGGCACGACTGATGTTGGTCAGTGGTATGCAACTATGCCAGTTGAAGTATGGTTTAAACTATTGGAGGAAGCAGGTTACTAGTGAAGCACAGCATCCTAGAAGTTCTCCAATACTATGGAGTAAAGAACTTAAGGGAGTGTCACGGCTGGCAGAAGATGAAGTGTCCTATCCACGATGATAGTCACGCATCTGCAGGGGTGAACATAGACGATAACATCTTTACGTGCCACGGTTGTGGAGTTAAAGGTGACACATATAAACTTATAATGGTTAAGGAAGGAATAAAATATAATGAGGCTATCAACTACGCAGAAACAATCACTGGCAAAAGCCGTACAGAAATACAAGGGTTCAATCCATCTAGCGGAAGACTACCTAGCCAGGAGAGGGCTAACGCTGGAAGACGCAAATACAGCCCACCTAGGAGTCGTAGAACATCCTCTACCTAGCCACGAACAATACCGTGGTCGCTTAGTTATTCCATACCTCACACCTACTGGTGTGGTAGACATTCGGTTCCGTGCTATGGGTCCTGAAGAACCTAAGTATATGGGTTTGCCTGGTACTCACACACGGTTATATAATGTTACTGCATTACAACAAGCAGGAGATTTCATTGCGGTCTGTGAAGGCGAGATTGATGCGCTTACTTTACATTATAAGTGTGGGATTCCTGCTGTTGGTGTTCCAGGTGCAACTGCGTGGAAGAAACATTACACACGCATCCTCCAAGACTTTGAGAAGGTATATGTTTTTGCGGACGGTGACCAACCAGGGTCAGACTTCGCAAAGAACATCGCCAAAGAACTCCAATCAGTAATCACATTACAGATGCCAGAAGGCGAAGATGTTAACAGCCAGTTCCTACAACACGGATACGAATACTTCAGGGAAAAGGTAGCAGTATGAGACGTAAACCAATATATGATTTAGACCTAATCATTAATGACATTGAAGATATATTTGAATGGCTAGAAGAATTACACTATGAAGTATACCAACTTAAGCAAGGAGGAAGTGGAGTTTCTGGTAAGGACGATAAGCGACCTGGGGTTTATAGTTCTTTCATTGAAGAACTCTACGGACGAGACATTAACTTTGACGGTAGCGAGAGCGGAATTAAGATGACTCCGTGGGATATCACTATGGAAATTATGGAAGAGTCTGGTGTGTTTGACTGGCGTGATGACGCACAAGATGTCTATGATTCCCTGTTTGAAATCCTTGTCAAGAAACAGAATGACTACGGTCCTGACAATGTGCGTAAGGCACCTGGTGGTCCACTAAATGGTTTGTCTGTACGTTTACACGACAAGATAGCAAGGTTATCTAATCTCCTAGCAACAGGTGCTACACCTGAGAATGAATCCTTACGTGATACCTTTGTTGATATTGCGAACTATGGGGTTATTGGTATTATGATATTAGATGACACATTCCCCAAGAGCAAGGATGCCTAGTGAAGTTAATCGTATGTGTGTCAGACCTACAGGTGCCGTATCACGATAAACGTGCGGTCAAGAATCTAGCCTCATTCATTAAGTCAGTCAAGCCTGATACAGTTGTATCTGTTGGTGACGAGATGGACTTTCAAACTATCTCTCGTTGGGCACACGGTACTCCATTAGAGTATGAACGTACCATTGGACGTGACCGTGATACTACAGTTGAAGTACTTGAACAACTAAGAGTCAAGCACGTCATCCGTAGTAACCATACTGACCGTTTGTTTAACACAGTTATGCTACGTGCACCTGGTTTAATTTCATTACCTGAACTTGAACTACCTAACTTCTTACGTATGCCTGACTTGGGCATTACATATCACAGTAACCCATATAAACTAGCACCAGGCTGGTTACTTATGCACGGTGATGAAGGTAATGTGTCACAAAATGGTGGCACTACTGCACTTAACCTAGCCAAGCGTACTGGTATGTCAGTTGTTTGCGGACATACACACCGTATGGGATTAACACATCACAGTGAAAGTTTTATGGGTAGACAAACACGTACCATCTGGGGTATGGAAGTTGGTAACCTAATGGATGCTAAGCAAGCATCATACCTAAAGGGTGGCATCAGCAACTGGCAACAGGGCTTTGGTGTGCTATGGGTAGATGGTAAGAAGGTTACCCCACAAATTGTTCCGATTGACAAGAACGGAACGTTTACTTTCTTAGGTAAAATATGGGGCAAGTAATTGTGTAACAAGACCGAAGACTACAAGAGAATCCACGAAAAGATGAATGATTACATAATTGAATATACCGATATGGTAAACCAAGTGACTAGCGAATACGCTAAGAAGTATCCAATGGTTGACCGTGATGATATCAGACAGCAGATATGGTTATGGTTTGTTGAACATCCACGTAACCTATCCACTTACCGTAATGAACACGAACAAAAAGATGCAGACAGGTTGATTGCAAAGTCTTTGCGTAACGCTGCTTATGATTACTGCATCAAGGAGAAAGCCAACGCTGAAGGCTACAACCCTAACGATAACTTCTGGTATACAAAAGACTTTATTAAGATGATGATTCCTGGTGTATTAACAGACAACTGGGAGAAACTAGAAGTAGCCCTAACTAATATGGGTCGTAGCACTAAGGCTCCGTCTGAGTCTGGTGACTGGATGGCATATGGTGCTGACATACGTAAAGCATTTGACAAGTTAGATGAACGTGAACAGAACTTAGTGTTTTTATTCTACGCACAAGATATGGATTCAAAAGAACTACACGAGATTGCACAAGAGGATAGACCAACGCACAAGGCTACCGCTATGGCTGCTAACCGTGCTATCAACAAGATGGTTAACTACCTTGGTGGGTTCAACTCTTACAGTGACCCCGATGGCTGATTTAAAGTTTGATGAATGGGTAGAGTACGGTGCCAGCCGTGGCTGGGTATCTCTACCTATCTGTGAGACTCATACTGGGTTACCATTGATGCCAGAAGAAGAGATGGAACTTGATGATGGTTATGACCCCTGTATACTAGCAATGCGTGTATGGGTTGATAACATTATAGATGATTACGAATAAAAAAAAGACCCCCCTATGGAGAAGAGGAGACTCCATAGAGGGGATTCTTATTTAAGTGGCTACTTCAAATTAATGAATGGCATAGGGTCTACATCCTTGCCAGCAGAGTAGCGTTCGTTATTGCGGACTTCATAATGTAAGTGTGGTCCAGATGAGTTACCTGTATTACCAGATAAACCAATCTTGTCACCCTTCTTTACTTCTTGTCCAGGTTGTACAAGTACTTTATCTAGATGTGCATAGATAGCCCATCCACCTGGGATACGGTTAGCACCAGTACCGATTGACTTTTGGTCTACGATTACGTGTGTACCAAAAGCGGCACCCCACTTGTTAGGAGTTACCTTGCCATCTTGCACTGCATAAACCATAGTTCCAACTGGAACTGGATAGTCAACACCTTGGTGGTATCCTGATTTCCACATCTTTCCTAATTTTTTATAGGCTGTACCTATACGACCATTGCGAATTGGCGATGCCATTACTTACCTTTCTTGGCGTTAGCCTTTTCAAATGATTCGTTGATTTCTTCTTGACTTAACTTTCCATCATCTAGGTATTTACGTGCTAAGGATTCAGCAACTACTGCGATACCCATAAGAGCAGCAATACCTGCTGACTTCCAGGTCTCAACACCTAGAAGAGAACCGACACCGATAGTACCTGTGATGCTTGCAATGATTACTGCAACCATACGACCAGATATATCTTTAGCCTTCTTCTTATCCATCTATAGTTTCCTAACTGTTACTAGTAACAACCCACCGAAACCAGAACTATTCTTATCGGGGGAAGATTCATTTGTGAAACGGACTTCTTCAATAATTCCCTGATACTCTTCACCAACACGGTAATCAGTTACATTAACGAAACGTCCAGTTTCTTCCATTGCCTCTAAGCGTTGGACAAATTCAATAGAACGACCAGAGTAACCAAAGGCTACGCCCCACTTATCTTCTTCAAAGTCAAAGCAAGATAGTGGATATTGGTACAATCTCTGACGGCGTGTAGCAGGTACAGACTTAATCTGATATGCCTCTAATACTGGTAACTCTTGGTCATCTGTTACGTTATTAAGTGTGAACTTAAACGATACATACTCTTGCTTGTTACTTAATGTTGATAGCAAGATGTCTTGATTACTTAGACCTTCAGTAACTGTTGCGGCATTTGCAACGCTACCGTCTTTGGTTATGGTAGTAATCGTGATGTTGTCACCAGCACCAGTAGTACACTGTAAGTTAATGTAACGGAAGAACTTAGGTTCAACAGTTCCATAACGTATCTTGCCAGTTTGTAACCAGCCAGTGTTACGCTTGTTAGTGGTATGTTCTACCTGTAGTTCACCAGCAGGTGCATCTTCTTCAATGACCATAACTAAACGACCATCAAGTACATATACTTCTGTACATTCTGAATTGTCTTGGTCTAAAGATGAGCGATACTCTAAGTCATTTGCGTAGGCAAATGTACCATCATCAAACTGTTGAGATAAGTCAATGCGTAACAATGCACCATTGGTATATGAACCATCATCTAGTTTTGTGGCTGCATATAAGAACGTACCACGTTCAGTAAATGCCTTAACTGGGTATGATAGTTCTACTAATAGTGGTCCAAGAATTGGCAAACCATTAGATGATACTGGACAGATACGGATACCTGCACTAGTTGCTAATGCTAAGTATCCTAGGTAGTAATGCATTGCATTAATAGTCTCTCCCTCTGGAAGAGATAAGACCATAACTGCATCAGCCATAGCAAGATTAGTTGTGGCATCATCAAATTTAACTTGCCACACTTCAGCATTGTTACCACCATTACCAGATATTAAAATTGAATCTGGTAATCCAGTAGCATCATTCCAAATCCAGTTAGGGTTCTGATGTAACTTAACACTTGCACCAGTTGGTAAAGAATCGGTACCACCTGAGTGGTTGTGAGTAGATGTAGTACGGCTACCACCAGATGGAACTATTGACATATTGTAAATGCCATTAGCCAAACCAAATAGTACATAACCTTTGACGTACTTAATGAAAACATCTGTTCTATCTGTAGTACTAAAGTTAAATGCAACTTCATCCGAAGATAGAGTTGCTATTGCTCCAGTGTGAATGGCACGTTTACAGGCAGCATAGTAATTAGAACCATCTGTAGTTACAGACAAGAAAGAATAGTTAGTACCATTGTGACCTTCTGGGTACGTAGCGCCATTATAAAAGTCTGCTGCAGTTACAGCACTATCACCATTCAAGGTAATGCGCTTTAGATAACCCTTTGAATCACCAGATACAAGTACATCATTAGCACCATTGCGACCAGTAGCGGCATTAATACCATTATCACCAGTGTATCCGTGGAATACTTCAGGTAATAATGTTGCTTGACCAATAGTCCAAACATCTACACCACGGCTATCGTAGAACCTATGGCTTACGTGTTGGTAGTCAGTACCTGGGTCATAGAATTCAATACCTGCACCATTATGGAATGATGTTTGAGAACGTAACCACCAACCAGTTAACGACTGTTCGCCTGGTTCTTGTGAGTTATCAAACTGGTCCTTGCGGTACTGAGCAGTCTCACGGCGATATGGGTTCTGATTGCTAACACTAGCAACAAATGCTAAGTCATCAATGGTTACATCATACGCAATATCAGTTAGCGTAAAGGTGTTATCGGTTCCTGTATAAGATAAATCAAACGGGATATCCTCAGATATATCGTGAGGTACAGTCACTTAGACTCCTAGTGCTTGATGATGTAATTAAGTACGATGTATGGCTGTAAGTTATTATGTGCCTGAGTAACTCCACCAGAACCACCTGCACTACTAATACTTGTGTTAGCCTGTGGGTTATTACCAGTAGGTGCATAGTTACTTGTACCACCAGAACCAGTACCAACAACCTGACCAGGAGTTAATGTGTGAGTGTGAACTGGCATCTGTGCCTCAGTAAGAGTTACAGCCTTTTCACCACCAGTTTCAGCGAGAGTATCAAACTCTGTTTGTGAACTGTCACGACCAACTGGAACTCTACCCTTTAGGTTAGGTAGGTTGAACGTTGTTGTAGTATCTCCAGCACCATATGTGGTACCAATCAAAGCAAACAATGCTGAGTATGTTGTACGGCTAACTGCAGTACCATCACATAATAACCAACCAGTTGGTGCGGTATTGGTAGCAAATACGCTGATTGTACCAGTAGGAACAGTAACTAAATTATCAAACTGTGTCTGAATGTTTGATGTAACGCCATCAAGATAGTTGATTTCTGCAGTACTAGCAGTTACACCATCAAGAATATTTATCTCAGTTGATGTTGCAGTTACTGCTACGTTCTCATTAATCTTTGGTGAAGTTAATGTCTTGTTAGTTAGTGTCTGTGTATTGGTTGTACCTACTACAGCACCAGTTGCACCGTGTGCAGCGGTTGCATCAGTGTGAGTGCTAACAGCCTGTAGGTCAGAACCAACAATCATATGACGTACTACTTGACCAGCAGTGTGGGTCTGTGCTGTGGTTCCATCCTGTGCACGGGTTACGATAAAGGTTGGAGAACTAACACCAGTCTGGTCAGCGTTAACTAATACAATTTCTTCAATGTTTGTATCAGGGTTAAGTACTAAGATAAATGGTGGGTTAGGTAGGTTAGTGGCGTTGTCCAGTGTAATCTGTGTAGCAACACTACTTACGTTAGATGCTAACTGCTTTTCAGTAGCAATAGATGAATAGTTACGTGCCATAGATTACCTCGTGTAGTATGTACGGATTGGATAGAGTTTTTGCATACGTTCAATCTCTTCGTTTAAACGCTGTTGATATAGAGCAAGTAAGTACTTGGCTGCATTGGTACCTGCACCATATGCACGACCTGCAATCTGTGACTGTTGGTCTGCTTCAGCAGAACTGAATGTCATACGACCTGGGTCAATGAATGATGCTAGACGGTATGATGCACCAAGAACGATAATGTCACGACAAGTTGTTGGTAAACCAGTTACAACTTCAAAGTCATCAGTATCATTTTCCATAGTACTTGGTTCTGTTGTGTAGAATACCTGTACAGTACGACCAGGTTCTACTGGTTGCAGTAAAGTGATAGTCTTTCTTGAGTTCCAAGTTGCTACGTTAGCCATCATATCTACACGGTAAGCACGTATTGGTAGCCATTCTTTAGTTGGACCAGTAGTCTGATAACTAATGCTTAGTACTGAATCAACTTCATCTGGTAGTGCATAGGTAGAAACTGCAGGACTAAAGGTAAATGTGTGGGTACCAGTTACAAATATGTCTTTACCAACTGCAAGGATGGTGTCATTGATTGCTTGCTTAACATCTACGATTGGGAATGTTGGAGAGATTATAACACGAGCACCATTTTGATGGCTTGATACCTGAGTACCATTGTAACCACGACCATAAGGTGGCACAGTTAGTGTCTTGTTGGTTCTGTCATATCCACTTACATAGATAAGTTCACTGTCAATCTGGATGATACCAGTTGATACATTAACTGCTGTGTCAACGTTTATAGTTGTAGCAGTAGTACTTAGTGATGCAGTAAGATGTGTCTGTCGGTCTTGACGTAACGTAAAACCTGCAAGTTTACGTGACACTTCCTCTGCCATTGTACTAAATGTTGCCATTACCATTTAACCTTATCTGCCCAATATGCTGCGGACATTTTTCCTTTTGCAATATTCTTTGCGTGACGTGCCTTGAAGGACTTTTGCCGTGCGGTTGGTTGCCTATCTCCAGTTACACCCTGTTGCCCAAAGCGTATTGTTTTAACCTTGTCACCCTCTTTAGCCACAACAACGTGTGACTTGGTTGGGTGACTAGGTGTCCTCTTTGGTTTGTTGTAGCCAGAAACACCAGCACGTGATAACCGTGGGTCTTTCTTTGCTGGCATTACTTTGCCTTTTTAGCCGTGCGTGGCATAGCAGGTACCTTTGGCACCTTTGGCATATTGTAATTTACTTTCTCAGTTTGGTAGAAAGTTCCACCTTGTTTAACCATTACTGGTTTTGCTGAATCAGGAGTTTTCATTACTTACCTTTTTTCTTTGCAACTTTTTTAGCAACGGTCTTCTTAGCCATACGCATTTCCTGACGGACAATCTTGCGAATCATTTCTTCCTTCGCCTTCATTTCCATCTTCTTTTCCATTGCTTCCATTTTCTTATAGCCTTTAGGCTTTGGACCTTCGTAATCCATAATTACTTTTTCTTCCCCTTCTTTGGAGCCTTTTTCATTTTCATACCTGCTTCGCTCATTGCGATAGCAACGGCTTGCTTACGGTTCTTAACTACAGGACCACCCTTGCCTGAGTGCAAAGTACCTGCTTTGTATTCCTTCATAACCTTGGCAACTTTCTTTGCCTTGGCTTTTTTAGAGGGGGCTGCCATATGCGTGTCCTGTCTTGTCGCTAACTTCCATAGCCTTTTCAATCTGGGCTCGTGAAGTACCATCTGGTTGGATACCTTCTGCCCGTGCTTTACGGTACATATCCAACTCAGAGTTCCATTTTTTATTTGTCCAACCGTTGCTAATCAAACCACTGTTAGCATCACCAGTTGATAACTGCAAGGTCTTAGCCTTGCAACCAAAACAACCTTCAACATATTCGGTATGTTCGTGGCTAGATATATTGCCACTACTCAATGGTTCTTCAGATGTAACATCACATTCTGTGCAACCATAAATCTTAGGAACGTAGTTTGTATTCTCGTCCAACTTCCAGTCAATAACTCTACTGGTGTGACTGTGCATTTTTGTAATCCCTTACTGTTTGTCTAACTATGAAGTCATAGTTTCCTCTAAGACGCTCATCGTCTGGGTTTAACTCAACTGCCTTACGTGCCCACTTCTTAGCAGAACCTTTTAATCCAAGATTCCAACAAGCAATGCTTAGCAAGTCATACATACGCCATTGCATTGAGTCATCTGCAATGTAGTGCTTGTATGATTCGTTAGGTAGTTCGTTAACTTTATCGGCTGCCTCAGCGCATTCTTTCCACATACCACGTTCGTAGTAGTAGAACGCCAATGGCATCCAAGCCTCTAAGTCTTTTGGTGCAGCCTCAACATTCTTGAGGTACCATTTAAGACCTTCTTGGTCATTGCCAAGTTTGCAATACGCTTCACCTATACCACGATAGGTTTGAGCAAGTTCAACATTCCAGACATCTTTGATGTCATCAATACGTGGACCTAGTTCTGTTATCTCTTTCCACATACCCTTGAAGTAATACTCACGTATTAAGTATACTAACATACGAGACTCATCAGGAGTCTCTTTGTATCCTAGTTCAAGTAAATCTAAATATTGTCCACGAGACTTATCATTATCTGGTAAGTGCCTGACACAAGATTCAATAACAATTAAGTTATCTTTACCTGCATCAGGAACTATAATCTCGTGACAAGGATACCTCCACCTATATCCGTGTCTAGCGTGTACACGATTGTTGTTAGCCCAGATGTTTCCAGTATCCCACATCACCCAGGCTCTGCCTGTGTCAGGTTGCCAGCCCTGTCGTATCTTATCAAATAGGTCTGGGTCTGGTACCTCGTCCAAGTCCAAGGAGACACAAACGTCAATCTCAGGCGATATTTTATCTAGGGCTATATTTCTTGCCACATCAAACCTAAACGGCTCTACGGTGGCTTTATGGGCTTCTACGGGGTATTCTAGCAGCATCTCATAGGTTCCGTCAGTGGAACCAGTGTCTACCACCACTATAGAATCGGCACCTTTACAGCCCTCAACCCAACGCTTGATATGTTTGGTCTCATTCTTGGCTATAGCGTAGACGGCTATCTTCATATACCTAGAGCCTTCTCTAACTTCTCTAGGTCTGGGTAGTACCCATCACGTAAGTACAAACCGTAAGCGTGTTTATCTTTTTGGGTTTGCTCTGCGGTGTTACTTTCGTAAGTTTCATCCATTGGTGCTTTACCATTTAACCAATGTAGGTGTTCCATATTAACATCTCTGAAATAATGTAGTGAGTTGATTGACTCACCTAGTAGTTTCCAGAAATCATCTGCGTATGAATGGAACAATGATGGTGGACACCAGAATCCTAGTGCCTTAGTAATGTTAGTTGATATCATTACCTTGGTTGGAAGTAGTTGTCCTTGTATTCCATCGTTGCCATATGAGATACCATAACCAATACGCTTGATTGGTTCAGATAGAATCTCATCCCATCCATCTGTTTGTACTAAGCAGTCGTCATCAATGCCAGTAATAGTTTCGTACTGGTCCAGATACTTGGGTACAATGGTGTTAAATTTGCCGTTGACACCGTGATGACTTGGTACAACTTCAGTTTTAACTCCATAGATTTTAGGGTATAGGTCAACTTGGTCTTCGTTAATAATCATAACGAAGTCAGATATCTTACTTGTTTTCTTTAGTGCTTCAAAAGCACGGATGGCATTGTGCGGTCTTGACCGTGTGCCAACTATTGTTAGGTTGGTGTTAGCCACTACATATCCTCTTCTAGTAGTTAGCAGTTATTTACAGTGCAGCGATTTCTTCTTCAGTTAGACCAAGTGCTGCTAGTTTTGCAAGTGCTGACTCACGTGCAGCGACCTTGGCTTCTTGTTCAGCCTGACGTGCTTGTGCTTCTAGTGCCATTGCTTCACGTTCTGCAATTTCTTCTGCTGTTAGTGGTCGTTCATAAGACTCACCTGTAGCAGCATCAACGATTAGTGCTTTTAGTTCTTCCATTGTTATTCCTTACTTCTTGTATCCATAGACGTAAATTGTTCCACCTGTTAAAGTTCCTGATTGTGGGAAAATAGTAAAACTTGTCATAGAAGTTGTGCTTGCTAGATATCCTCTAGAAGTTCCACCAAAGTTTTCAGTTACAGTTTGACCAACTATAAATTTGTCTTTAGTTAAAAATGGATTTCTTATATCTATATCAGCATTAATTGTATTAGTGTTATACGCACCAACATAATAAACACCATCAGTGCTAGTAGAATTTAATCCATTATACGCTGTACCTGAAAAATTTTGATATCCAAAAGAATACTTATAGCCTGAAGTTACTGCGCCAAGTCTTATTTGTAATTGGTCACTTGTACTTCCAACTCCACCGCTAATAATTACTTTATAGTTATCATAAGTTGCACTAAAAACATTATTTACCACAATACTACTTACAGTAGTGCCAATAGTTTGAGTTAATATTGGAACTAATCCAACGTTATTAGTAATAGCAGTATTCATCTGCGATGTTGTGGAGTAATTAGATAGGTCAGGTAGTTGTACGGCTACATCATCCCATTGAGTGCCAGTCCATACTCTTGCTCTTTTAGCCATAGTTAGACCCTTCTGCCTGTAAGAATATAGTAACCTGTAAATGTAGTACTATTTGGAAATATTGTTATACCATTAAATGCAGTCATACCAGTTCTAAATCCACCTGGTTGCACAACTGCTAAATTAGACCTATCAACTCCACTTCCAGTAAAATATCCTTGAGTTGCATCTGGTCTAAATATTAATGCGCTTGCCACTGTCATTGTAGATGCGGCAGCAGTTAAAACTAAATTTGCTCTAGACGTAGATGGATAATATGCTGCTATTGAATTTGCATAATATGAAATAGCACCAGCAGTATTGTAACTTGTGGTTACATCTGTTGTATTTTCTCTAAATCTTAAATTTACAGTCACATCTCCTGCTGTTGTTACATATAAATGTAATGTATAAAATTTATATGTATCACTTAAAGCATTTGATATGCTTACTGAAGCAACGGAACTAAATGAACCCGATGCTAATACTGCTTCTGGTGTACCAGATACTTCTCTAGCCTTTGTCAATTCAATCCCCTACTTATATCCGTAAACTTTGATAGTGCCAGTCATAGTTCCTGATGGTACTGAAATTTTGAAACCATCAAAAACTGTTGTTGCATTAAATAAACCAGAAGTGTCACCAGTAAAAAATTGAGTAGAATAAGTAAAACCATTTTTGGTACTTGAAAAAAATGTTTTATTAGAAAGTTGTGGTTTAAATACCCAATAACTACTATAAATTCCAGCACCATCGCTTAATCCAAAACTTGTGGTCGCTGAATATTTATTTGTTCCAGTTGTTGCACCATCTATTTGCATAAAATAAGACGCAGAATAATAGTTTGAAGTTGTATTATCTGTACCAGATGTTCTGAAAACAAAAGTCGGCGCTCCAGTGGTAACAGATTTATCAAATGTAACTACTAAATGATAGTTTTCATAACTTGATGTAAATACGTTATCTATAGAGAAACTTGTTACCGCAGTAAAAGTATTATTGGCAGTTAATGGATTTAACAATACCAACCCAGTAGTAGTGATTGGACTGTACTTACCATCAGCCTGTGCCTGTGTATAAACATCACCAACAGTGCGAGCAACTACACCAAATACTTCTACTACGTCATTAGCAGCCAGCGCTGTTAACCCTGTAATAGATGTACCGTTAGTAGCGGTGTAATCCTGTGAGCGTACTTGTAGTACACCGTTGATGTATAACTGTTCGTAGTTAGGTGTGTACTTAAGAGTTAAACCATTATCATCTGTGCCAGATAAAGATGTTTCTCCACCTGCCATAGTCTTACGCCAGCGTAGGAACTGTGATGTATCAATACCTGGAACGTCATCATCTGAGTCAATCCAGATGTCACCAGTTGCAGGTGTTGATGGTGCTGAGGTTTGGTAACTAACAGGAGCAACTACTGCTTCCTGTCCAATGGCTACCCATTCAGTACCACTCCAGATATAACCTGGTCTAGTTGTCATCTGCTACTTCTTCCCATAAACAAGTTTCTTCATTAAGTACAAAGTTGCCTTCTGGCTTTGGCGGTATAAACGCATCACGCTGTTCATCATAAGTGTAACCAAGTCCAGCGTAATTCTTACGAAATGGTGTACCACCAAGTAAGTGAACTCCACCAAGAGTGTTGTATGAAGTCTGTTTGTAAACATCACCAGTACGTTCTGATAATTCTTGCTCTTTACCATCATCTTCTTGGCGACCAACGGTCACAAAGATAACAACATTATTTTCATCAAGTTTTGCAAAATGAGCCATTAGGATAATGTCACCGTCTCACCTGTAGTTGATGTTGCTGTCACTGTGTAGGTTTTAAATCCACCTGAAGTGGATACTGATGAAGTAACTCCACCAGAAAATGTTGCAGTTCTTGTATCTGGAATCTTAAATATAATAACGCCTGAACCACCGTTACCACCGTAAGCGCCAAGGTTTCTAGCACCACCACCGCCTGAGCCTGTGTTTACGGTTCCACTGCCAGCAGTTCCACTTGCAGTACCATTACCTCCACCACCAGAACCACCAGTTCCTTGACTACTGCTAGATGAACCACCACCTCCACCTGCACGTGTTACAGCAGAACCAGTTATAGAACTTGATACACCAGAACCACCATTACCACCAGCAGAGTCTGCAGAGCCATTGCTTCCAGCGCTTCCAGCGCCACCGCCACCGCCTGTAGCATAACCACTACCAGATGGATTAGTTCCGCCATTGTATCCTTGATTTGCGGTTCCTAAACCAACGGCACGATTCCTACCAGAACCACCGCCAGAACCACCATCTTTACCTTGACCATAATCGGCTTGTCCACCACCACCGCCACCAGTACAGGTTATTGTGTGGAGTACTGAATTTGAACCATCGCCACCTCTTTGGTATCCAGCACCTCCACCGCCTGCTCCAACGGTAATTGCGTATGGTGTATTCAAAAGCATATTTAACTGGCTCTCAGCAGATGCTCCGCCACCAGAAGTTCCAGCAGATGTGCGATAACCACCAGCACCACCACCGCCACCTTCATAGCCACCACCACCACCAGCGCCACCAGCGATAACAAGAAAATCAACTAATACAACTGGAAAAGAAATCTTTGTATTTTTAATTGAATTGCTTGAAAAAAACTTAACTGACATTAAGAAATCTCCGAACCAAATACTCCAAAAGATAAATCAGCAGTTGAGGCATATACGGTAACTACATCAGTTGCCTGTAAAGTAATACCTAGTGTTAATGGTGTTGTATCATTTCCAGCAACTGTTACATCATAAGCAACGTAATGTTGGTTAGCGATAGTAGCACCAGCAGGTCTAATAGCAATACGGTAAGTTTTTGCCGATGCACTACGATTGCAAACTGTTATTGTTGAAACTATTGCTTGCTTACCACTACCGACTGTATATACATCAGTGTTAGTTGTAGCGCTTGGAGCGCTTTGTCCTAGAACACGATATGCATAAGCCATTATTTACTCTTCTTTCCGAACACGTTATCTCTGCCTTTTTTAATCATATCTTGGCTATTCTCCAATGCTGTTCCAGCGAATAAGTGATTTGGGTTTACACAAGGTGGGTTGTCACACTTGTGGCAAGCGAATAGATTTCCATCTAAACTTCCGCCGTTAAGAATGATTGACATTCTGTGTGCATAAACTAATTTACCATCTGCAAAAAATAATCCATAGTTTGATGCCGTGCGAGAACCATTCCATTCCCAACACTCATCTTCTTCTTTAACATCAACGTATGACCAGTAACGCTCAAGCATCCAGTGTTCTTTACACTTATCAGTTTGCTTCCAGTTACCAGTCATAACTTGAATTGGCTCACCACAGAAACATAGTGGAGTTGGAGTACCGTGGCGCTTCTGAACTCTCCAGTGAGTACTGCAAAGACCAATGGCACGATACTTATTATCGCAACCACTTACGCTACAGCGTTTACTCATTTACTACGCTCCCATCATTAAGAATACGTGTGGTGTGTATGCCTCAGCCTCTGACTTTAGCACATAATCATTTTGGTTTAAAACTCCAGCAGTAGCGTCTGAGTCTACCCAAACCTGTCCTACCTGTGGACTTACTGGTGCGGTAGCGGTGTACGATGCACCAGCAATATCTGTCCATTGTGTATCATAGTCTGTATTAGATGCCTTAACAAGTGCTTGTCCAGTTGTACCACCAGTAGCAACACCAGGTCCAGCAGGACCTGTCGGACCCGTAGGTCCAGTAGCACCCGTAGGTCCTGTATCACCAGTAGCCCCTGTTGCACCCGTTGCTCCCGTGGGACCTGTAGGTCCTGTCTCACCTTGAGGACCAGTGGCTCCCGTTGGACCAGTTGGACCCGTGGCACCTGTTGCTCCAGTTGCACCTGTCGCACCTGTATCGCCAGTTGCTCCAGTAGGTCCAGTTGGACCTGTAGCCCCAGTTGGTCCTGTCGGACCTGGAACTGTAGAGTCTGCACCAGTGGCACCAGTGGGTCCTGTAGGACCCGTAGAGCCCGTTGCGCCAGTCGGACCAGTCGGTCCTGTACTTCCAGTAGGACCTGTGTCTCCAGTCGCTCCTGTGGCTCCTGTAGCCCCTGTAGGACCTGTTGGTCCAGGTACAGTAGAATCAGAACCTGTTGGACCCGTTGGTCCTGTGCTTCCTGTTGGTCCTGTAGGTCCAGTGGGTCCAGTATCTCCTTGGATACCTTGAGCACCTGTCGGTCCTGTAGGACCTGTTGAACCTGTAGGACCAGTTACGCCTTGAATACCTTGAATACCTTGTGGACCTGTGATACCTTGTGGTCCAGTAGGACCAGTTACACCTTGAGCACCAGTAGGACCATCACCACCAGTAGGACCAGTACTACCTGTAGGACCAGTAGGTCCTGTGGGTCCTGTTGGACCAGCAGTACCTTGAGGTCCTTGGTCGTTAGATAAGACTACAAGTACTTCTTGAATTGAATCAGTACCAAAGGTTGTGTCTGTAACAACCTCTTGGATTGTAATATTAGTTGCCATTATTCAGTCACCTGTGCATTAACTATGAAGCGACCTTCAAGTAAACGGGTAACCTGTCCTCCAGCAGATGTTAATTCTAAGTCATAAACCCAACGACCAGCAGGTAAGGTGTTGGTTTTAGTTGCAGATACTGTTACCGAAACGTTACCACTTGCATCCATTGTTACAGTACCGTCAGCAGGTAATGTTAAATACGCTGATGTTGATGCGGTTGATTCACGCACCTGCATAGCAAAAGTATATGTTGATAGATTCCAAGGTGTACCATTGGTTGAAACATTGAAGTTCCAGTTCCAGGTAGCACCCTGGTCTATTACGATATTGTAACTACCTGCCATTTATTTTTCCTTCAAGTGGAAGTCAATGTGTTCGTTTAAACGGTCTTCTATTCTTGCTACAGATGCAGCGACATCTGGCAAACTACGTCCACCGTTAGCCATTGGCTGTATAGGATAAGTCTGTTCTTTTATAAAGTTTTTAAGTGGAATCACGAAGAAGATTCTGAGTAGTACGGTTAAGATACCAATACCTAGGGATATTGCTGTTAGCCATTCTATTAGAGTCACGTTGTAATCACCGTATATCCTGCTGCTTGCAGACTTGCTGCTTCTGATGCTGACACAGGGTACTCGTGACCACCTTGGTAAACTACTTCGGCTAATGCAAAGTCGTCTTGGCTAGGGAAACGCATCTCAACATATGAACCGTTTATCTTTAAAACGGATACGCCTTGTACACGTGTGTAACGTGCAAAGAGCCAGTTACCACCCATTGGTCCTTCATTGACTGTAGGTGGTGCGAATAGGTATCCCATAACTTCCTTTCAGTACCCTAAGAATGTCCCCCACCCGAAAGTGGGGAACAAACTTAGAGCACTACTTAAGCGATGCTTGAAGCAGACTCAATACGGTATAGTGCTTCGTTGCGGTATACACCGAAACCAAGTACGCCGTACCATCCGATTGGACGTGAACGCATCAAGCGGTCAACAACTGGACCAACAACTACGTGTGGTTCTTCTGCAACTGCTTCAGCAAGTGCTTGCTGTCCTGCGATGAATGTGCGGTATACACGAACAGAACCTGAGTCACCGTCTAGAGCGTTGTATAGACGTGGTGATTCAACGAAGTATGCACCTTCAAACTGACCAATTTCGCCAGCCCAGATTGCATCGTTGCTCTGGTATTCGTGTGGGTTACGCCAAGAGGCTGCACCAGTCTCAGCACGAAGGTCGTGTGAAACTTCTGGGTGGATACCAACCCAGTATAGTGAACCCTTACGTCCGTTAGCCTTGTTGCTACGTAGTTTTGCAACAGCCTTGCGGATGTCAGCAGCAGAGATTGTGTCATCTGCAGTGATACCTGAGGTTGTTGTTGCAGTTGTGGTTCCACCAGTTGCGTATAGAACGTTGGTGCCAGCACGAAGTGCAGTTTGTGCAACTTCGTCAATGCTGTCTGCCATATTGAACGCAATGATGTTAGCAACTGCTGGGTCTACATCAGCAAGTGATAACAGTTGTAGTTTGCGAGTTACTAGGGTTGAGTTACCGTATTCATTTAGAGTAATGGTTACGATATCTGGAGTACCGATAGCAACTGCATCTGGGTCAACAACTTCAGATAGAGCGGTTGTTGCCTTTGCTAGGTCGTTGTAGATTTGTAGGGCTACAGACGAACCTGGCATTGCTTGGCGTACTGGACGCTTGTCTGCTACTGAACGTAGCAAAGGGGTGGCACGAAGTTCAAATTCAACAAGGCGGTCATATGCCTTCTGAACCAAACCAGCACCATTAGATGGGGTGAAAGCACCAACGTTATTGTTGGATGCGTAAGCACCGCCACCAAGACCGCCATTAGTAGCGGCATCTCCACCCGAAAGGGAGGTATATGCTTGACCTGAAAAAGCCATTTTTCTTGGTTTCCTTTGTTAGAGTGATTTGCGATTAATCAACACCCTGAGAGTAAAGGAACTCTAGGAGTTCTTCACGACTCTGAGCGTTGTTGATGATGCTAAATGAATCATTAACATCATCTGGAGAAATGGCATTTGATGTCACTGCATCAATCTGCCGTAGCGCAGCAAGGTCCATCTCATTGACACGGGCTTGCTGTTGTGGTTGTTGAGCGACTCCAAAGACATCGCCATATTGTTCCAACCAAGAGTTCAACGCTTCTGGCGTTGGCTCTATATCTGATGGAATAAAGGCAGCAATCTTAGGATTAACGCCTTTCTCCGATAAGACTTTACTGACGGTTGCTTCTCGTTGGAACTTGCGCAAACTTTCCAACTCTGCTTGCAACTCTTTTAATTGCTTATCCTTTGCACGTTCGGCTCTGCGAACCTTTTTCAACACATCGTCTTTTGAACCTCGTGTTGTAGTTTCAACGCCTTCGTCTTCAAAGTCAAAGTCGTCATCGTCATACCAGTCTTGATTGTTGCTCATCGCAACTCTCCCTTACCTTGTTGTTGTGTGTGTAGTCGTACACGTCTCACTCCAATACAGGGGTATATTGGTTGGTGTGTACTACCGCTCTTTTACTACGCTGGGGGCGGTCAGTCCAGCGAGAGTCTTATACTTGCTTCTTGCGAGAAAGTGAACCAGTCACAATACCTGACTGTCCACCAAATTCAGCACGTGCTTGTGAGCGTAAACCTCTAGCGGTTTCAGATGGTGCAATACCAAATGCTTCACGTTCTAATTCTTGTTGTTGTATATTCTGACGGAATGTACGTGATGCTTGTTGTATACCAGGTTGCTCTGCTGCTAACTGCTGGAATCCTTTACGAAGTTCTTGTTGACTTAATCCTTGAGATGCAATCTCTTGTTCAGCCAAAGTAGGTGTTATATTTGCACGGCGTGCTTCAGTAGCAACACGTGCACCCTCAATCTTCTTTGCAATTTCATAAGTAGATTCTCTACCTAGAAGTAATCCACGTGCTACATCTTGACGGGTTAATCCAGGGAATCTTTCTGCAAGAACGTTCTTAGTTAACTCATCAGCATTATCAATGGCTACAAAAGCCTTAGTGATGCGGTCAGACATTTCATCTGCAGATACTTCATTTGCGATGAAAGTTGAAATCTGTTCATTAGTTGCTAAGTCACTTAAACCAGTTGCAGTAAGAACATCTTTGTACTTACGTTCCATATTCAAGTACTCAGCAACTGTTGGTACGAATGATGCTTGCTTTGACTTTAGTTCAGTAATAGCCTTAAAGCGTTCTTTGTATGCAGGTGGAGCGTTCTCATCTGACAATACAATGTCAAATAGTAAAGCATCGTCTGCTGCAAATGTTCCAGAATCAATATATTCTTTAGCAACATTGTATACATCGTATACCCAGCGTTCTTTGTTTGGGTCTACACCAGTTAAACTTTGAAATACTTGAGCGTATACCTGTGATGCAGATAAAGCCATTAAGCACCAGTCCTAAATACAGCGGCAAGGTTAGTAGCGAAAGACGCAGCATCGTTACGAGCCTGTCTTGTGTACTGATACCTAGGGTCTTTTTTCTGTAGAGCAATGAACTCAGACATATTCATTAGTTTGTCACCTGAAAACGCAACAGCAACATCTTGAATACCTAGAGTGTCAGGGTCAACTTCTAATACATTAGCCTTCTGTGCAATGTAGTCATTGGCTAAATCGTATACAGTAACATCCTCGTTGATTCTATCTGATAGTGCTTTGTACTTAGCCTTAGCACGTTCAGCAAGAGTCTTCTTTACATCATTAACTGTCATTGAACCTTCTAGTAAACCACGTGCGTAGTTACCAGTTTCTGAAGTTGTTAATGATGAATCATAGAAACGGCTTAGTTGTTTAACGGTGCTAATCTGTTCACCAACAGCACCACCAATTTCATCTGAGCCAAAGTTAATCTTGTTAAATAGATACTGCTCAAAGAAATCGTTAGCATCCACACCATCAGATACCTGAACACTGTAGTATCTGCCGTTAATCTTTTGAGTTGTGTACTGAATTGGTGCAGCAGTTTGTGCTTGCACTAACTTATTGTAGGCATCAGCAAAGTCTGCATCGCTTGCTTTTAATCCAGTGTACTTACGAGATAGAGCATCAAATGCGGTGCGAGCATTTACTGGACCAGTAATCTGGATTGAACCAGATGGCTTAGAAGAACCACCTTTAGCACCAGTAGCACTTTCATTACCTAGTCCTAGACCAGCAGAGTTCATTGAGATACGGAAATTAGTTGCTGATTCCCAAGTCTCACCACGAGTATTAGCATCGTTCATAGCACGACTCATAGCGGCATAGTCACTTGGACTACGGCGACCATACATAACTACGTCATTTGAATCGTAGTATCCACCCTCATATAAACGCTGTTGAACTGATTGTAAACGTGGACCTTCTGGAAGATTAGCAATATAGTTTGCTGCTTCATTAGATGGGTCTTTGTAAAGAATAGGTAATCTTTTTGTGGTTGGAACTATAGTTGTTCCACCTTTTTTAGTTTCCGAAGGAACTTTTAAAGTTTTCTTTACACCAGTAGAAACAGATATACTGCTAGGTGGCTTAACTTGTTCTTGACCTTTAGCCATTAGTCATTCCTTAATTCTGGTATATATACTCTTTGGAATAGATTTGCGAAATCTGGATTACCTTGTGACAACTGTTGTCCTAATAGTTCTAGTTCAAAACGTAGGTCTGCATTGTCAACACCACTTAATGATGGTGATTGACGGTCTGGATAACGTGCTGCTGCAATCTTTAGCGCATTAGCACGAGCCTGAGAGAACTGAATGGCTGCTTTACCTGCCATAGTTTGGGCAAATTCAGGACGCTTTAATGCGCTCTCAACCTTTAAGATTCTCTGTGCACGTTGGTTTACGTTAATAGTTACTTCTGGTTCGTACCCTTGTAGGGTAGTCATCTTGTAATCTTCCATCTTTTCGTCAATCCAAGATGAACCATAACCATTACGTGCTGCTTCAATAGCCAACTGACCTTTTACTGCAGCCAATGTCATACGGTCTGCTTCAGCAATTAACTCTTTTGGAGATAGTTTCTTACCAAAACCACGGCGTTCCATTGCACGCTTGTATTCAGTAGAGAAGTCACTACCTACGAAGAAGTAAGGTATTACATCTCCGTATGCTTTGAAAGCATCTGGATTTGCAGAAGCAAACTGCCAAGCACGGTCATCAGCAAATATAACACCTTCAGATGCACTCTGTGCAGCCATAATTGCTTGACGACCAAACATTGTTCCGTATTCAGCAATGGCTAATTCGTAGTTACCATCGTATACTTCAAACAGTTTGTTTAATGCTTGAGCCATCTGCCATTGGAAGAATGTATCTCCGTTTTCGTTCTTGGCATAGTATTCATATACAGGTGTACCAGGAGATACGTTCTGTAATAAACCTTGCATAAGGTACTGGAATCTAGATTGTTCCATAGCAGATGTTGCTAGTTCTGTTTGTAGTTCAGAACGTTCTTCAAGAGTTAAAGGTGTACCATCTAGCAATGGCTTGTACTTAGGATTAGATGAAACTTCCCAAGCCATAATGCTTTTAGCAAACTTTAATCTTGCTTCTTCAGTACCCCAAACGCCACCAATAACCTTGCGAAGCCACGCTGGTGCAATACCTAATGGGTTACCTGATTGGTCACCATAAGGTGCAATCAAGTTAGCAACTACTGGAGGTACTGAGTTCTTTAAAGATTCAGGCAACAGGCTGTAAGCCAAGTTAATGTGTGTACCAAAACCTGGAGTAATACCAATTTCAGAACCAGGAATAGATGCACCTGCAGCAACAAGGTTTAAACTGTTTACTGGAATAGTTACATCTGCAGCACGTGGGTCACCAAATGCACCAAATGCGGTACGTAGATAACCAGTCAAAGGTATAGTGAATACTTTGTCACCATATGCGTTTTCGTGGATAAAGCCTTGTGCAGGGTCGTGCTTAGTTCCAGTTACATCGTAGATAACAGATGATTCTTCTGTTTGAAGAGTGTTAAACAAACGTGTAGCAGGAGTGATGCGAGCACCTAATCTTGCTGGGCTTGAAGATAATTCACTCCACTTGTAGATGGTATTTGCCCAAGCATTAGCGAATGGAATAACCAACTGTAGCGCATAAGAGATATTCTTCTTCTGAACTGCATCATAATATAAACCTGCTAAGTGTTTAGATGCTCTATCACGTGCATATTCATCAATCTCACGTGCAGAAAGGAATCCATCACCCTTACTTGCAGCGGTTTTAATATCTTCAAAAGCAGGATTACGCTTAATCCAGTCCTCAAATACTACAGTTCCGTCTGCTTGTTCTATTGCAACCTTAGTCTTTTTAATGTCAGTTGCACCGTCTAGAATCTTTTGTGCTGCACCTTTTGACATAAGTGGTGCTAATTCAGATACTGCGTTCCAGTATGCAATACGGTATTCAGGACCATAAACTGTACGTGTTTCAACTTTAGCAGCATAACGGAAGAATATATCCATAAACTTCTTGTAGCCAGCAGTTAAGTCTCTACCAACTACAGCAGGTATAGATAGTTGTAGCGCATTAGCATACTCTACAGTTGAATCATCAACTAGATTATCTAAGATAATATTCTTTAGTTGATTAACATTCTTTCTAGCGTCTGGACCAAGTTCAAATAATACTTTATCTTCTGTAACCTCAACCATTTTGTTGGTTTCTGGGTCTAATACAGACTTCTTAGTTGGAATAGTTACTTTACCAGTAGCAACAAAGTTCTTCCACTCTACGTTTCCTAGAGTTTCACCAACTACTTCGTTTAAGTATGAATTTCCACCCTTAAAGAATAGAACCCTCATACCTTCATCTGTACTTAGAAGTTTACGTAGTTCAGGAACTGACTTATTTAGAATATCTATCTGGTTTTTGAATGCACCATCACGAACTGCCTGGATAAATGCGTCTTCAAATTCCATTTTGCCAGTAGCAACTAGTTTCTGGTACTTGCCAGGTAGTTTCTTACCAACTATTGCACGCTTCATAGGGTCAGCGTGGTGCATTAGTAAACGATATGCTAGTGCTTCTGCGTATTCTGGAGCGTTAGTTCCATTAAATGGCATTAAAGTAAAGTTTCCGCTACGCACTGCGTCACGAATTGAGCGACCATCGTTAGCAAAGCCACGTTCAGCCATAGTGTGTGCAAAGGAATTAAAGATATCCTGTGTAGCAAAGTCACTTACATCTTGGCTCATAAACGCTTTACCGTTTACGTCTACCTTGTAAGGGTCTATCTTTGCAGCAGCCTGAGAAACTTTACTAGCAATCTGCTTATTTGATAGAACCATACTGATGGTTGCAACTGGATTGGTAAATACATTCATACCACCAGCAAGAAATGAGCGAACCTGCATTTCAAGTACGTTACGTGCAATGTATGCACCACGGTATGCTAGCAATATCTGACGTAAGAAACCATCTGACAAGGCACGAGTATACTTAGATGCTGCAAATGCAGTCTTTTCTGCAACTGCTGCATCTTTGGCAATCTTGTTGTCAACCCAACGAGTTACTTTTGCAAGGTTGCCAGTTAGTTCACGTAGTTTGTAAACATCTGGTAATACAATCTCACTTGCAAGTTCTGCAATAGAGGTTGGTGTACCACTTAGGTCTACAGTCTTACCATTAACTACAAACTTTTTTCTATAAATGTCACCAGCAGATTCTGATGAGTATTGACGTAAACCACTTAACTCAGATGAGTAGGCTGTTAACGCTCTGTCTAATTCGTTTTTAACCTTGCTAGGTAAATTAAGTTCTGCTTTGTACTTATTTCCAGTAGCCTTTAGCATATTGATAATAATTTGCTGGCGTACTTGGTAGTTACGCTCATCACTTAAGATGATTTCGTCAAGAACTTTATTAATATCGTCTGTGCTGTAGCGTGCTGCTACCATCCAACGGCGTGTTTCTTCCGTTAATGCGATGGTATCTTGTAATTGTATTGCACGACCAGTAGGCATTTTGTCAAATAAGAACTTAGATACTTTTACAATCTTTTCATTCTTAGTTACTGGTCTAGCAACACGCCTAACTGCAGTCTTAACTGGGTCTGCAATGTAACGTGCAGTAATTCCACGAGGGAAATCTGGCATAACTTTAAGACCAATTTGGCTTAAAAGTATTTTCTCAACATCGTTGATATTATCTGCTTTAGCAAGTTGTCCTGCAAGGATTGCATCAAACTTGTTATTTGATAACTTCATAATTGCAGATGGACTTACCTCATCAGCAATAGCCTGGAATAATTCATCTGCGTTGCCATCAGCAATATAGCGTTTAGCATCTTCAATGTTTGTACGAAAACCCTCAGTTGAAGTTAATAAACCAGCACGGCGTTCTTCAATAAGTTTTTGACGTGCTACTGGGTCTTTAATTTCTGCTAAAGTTCTTGTGTATTCATCTGACTTGGCAAGTAACTCATCACGTGTACGTGAAAGCATTTGATAAACACTTGAGTTATTTTGCACATAAATGCCAGATAAAGCGTTGTCAATTTGCTGGTCAACTTTTTTAATCTGGTCGTTTACAAATTTGATAGATTCTTTTTCAGATAAAAGTTTATTAGTTCCAGCATCACGGATTAGTTCGCCAGGAATCTTTTGACCATCTACAGTCTTTGGCTTGATTGAATCTAACTGTAAAACTAAACGGTCACGTTGTTCATATAGTGAATCTACACCTGCACGCTTGCGTGCTAGTTCTACACGCTTGTCACCTACAGCAAGTTTGCCTTCAGCAATGCCTCTGTCGTATGTACGTATTTCTTCTACAATACGCTTCTGCTCTTCAATAAGTTCTTTTTCGTTTAACTTAAGGGCATCACGTGCTTCTTTCGCACGTACACGAGAAAGTTCTCTAATTTCTTTTCTTGCTTGTTCTTCAGCATCTTTAAAAGTTTGACGTACTTTACCAGCAAGAACAGTACCTTCTTGTACTTTTGCTTGACGAGCAGCAGCATCTTTTGCAATCTTTAAACGACCAGCAATAATTGCAGGGTCAAGACGTAGTGCAATAATTCCGTCAATAATTCCAGATACAACACCATAGCCACGTTCGCCTGGGTCAATACCAACCATACCTTCAATGGCACGACCAGGTGTGTATGCTTTACCATTTACAGTTGCAATCTGTGCAGCGATACGTTCTGTTTCTGCTACAGCATCACCGCCAGGGAAGTATCCCTGACCTAACGATTTACCTTCAACTAAATTTTGGTATAGATAAGTGTCTTTAACAATCTGGGTAAAGTCTAATGCTTTCTCGCCAGCCTGAACTGGACCCTTATCAACTTGACCTTTGTCAGCCCAAACATTGTATGCAGCATCTAACTGACGTGCAGTGTTTGTGACTAATTGTAAACCAGAATATAAACCAGAAGTTAGGTAACGAGTTGCACCCTTAAGACCAGCAAACCACCAAGCATCTTGTTTGTCTGCTTCTGATGCAGTATCTTCATTCTTACCTAGTGCGTGTAAGTAATCGTAACCTGCACCACCAGCGGTAACCATATTTGTACGTGGTTGATTAGCGATATTTACTGGTTGTGATTGTTGTAAAGTATCTAATCTAGCAACTGCTTGAACAACATCATCATTGGCTCCAACTTGAGCCATACCAACCATAGCGCCAACAGACATACCAGGGAACTCTGATGAGATGCGAGCAAGGCGTTGTGGGAACTCTTCAGGTGAAGTAGTATCACGAATTAATTTAATACGCTCTTGTTGCGTTAATTCCTGTACGTATAACGGACTCTTACCAGCATAGGGAGACCACTCTTCGTAAGTGTAAACTCTACCCTTTTTCTTGTAAGGAACATTGGGTTTGTCAGCCACTAGCGACCTTCTTCTTCCAATGCAAGTATTAAACGATATAGGTCTTCGTTTGGATATAAGGCATATGCAGCACGAACTTGTGCTGCTACTTCGTCAACACCTGCAACAACTGCTGGTGGTAAATTACTTCCAGGTCCAAAAGGCATACCAGATGTTACTGGTTCTTCTGGACGTTGTGTTGGAGCGTTTAACGGAGTGATTGGCTCAAACTGTACGTTAGGTATTTGTGCACTAGGAATTGGATTTCCTTGCATAGGAGCACCAGTTTGTAATTCTTGTAAAGCCTTCGCCTCACCGTATTGTCCATTTGCTGGAATATATTTAGCACCTTGCACTGGACCGCCATCTGTACGGCGTGATAGTGAACCAGGTCCTGATACGGGAGCAGGATTATTAGGCTTCCTGTATCCGCCTCTTGCCATTATTGACCACCAAGCCCTGCTAGAATCTGTTGTAACATTGCTGCATCACCAGGAGGTGGTGCTTGTGGAGGGGTTGCCCCAGGTGGCGCTGCAACAGGAGCACCTGCAGCCATCGCTGCCTCTTGTGGTATCGCTTCAACTGGAGCACCCATACCTGGAGCAAGCATTTGTTCATTTGGAAGCGCAGGAGCAGGAGCCATTGGCTCAGGTTCTGGCTTCTTGAAAACAGCAAGAACTGCATTGGCTACGTCTTCACCATTACGGCGAGCGTCAATAACCTTAGCAATTTTTTCAATGATGTCTGATGGGTCTTGACCTTGTGTAGCCATTTGTGGAATTGCAGTAGATGTAGCATTTAGCGCACCAATAAGTGCGTTTTCCATTTTCTCAATGTCAATGCGTTCCTTTTCCTTGATGACGTTAACCATCCAAGGAAGTTCTTGCATAACAAATTCTGTTGAAATCAGGTTAGCCTGTAGTGCTTGTAGAGAGAAAATAAGAGCACGTGATGGGTCTAAGCCTGACATTAAACCGTAGCGTACTTGTACGGTGTAGTCACCCTTAATGTCTTTAGCAGGGTTGTATTCAAATTCGTAAGGGGCACCTTGGTACATACCAGATACCATCTTCTTGCCTGAGAATAACATTTCGTCCATCTCAAGGGCTAGAGACATAACCTCTTGTAATACCTCAGCAAAGATTTGCTGACCTGCTTTAATCTGGGTATCAAATCCACCTAGAAGTGCCTGAACACCCGAGCCAGTGATAACACTAGCATTGATGTTTCCTGAGCGACCTTCTGGGTAACGAGCACCCATACGCATTTCTTGTTCAAGAATTGCTTGTTCTTGGAACGCAACAGATGGGATTTCTAATCCAACACGGCGTACACCTTGTGGGTTGGCAGTACGCATAACTGCATCTGGACCAAAAGCGAACTCTTGTAAATCTTGTGGTACTACTAATGGTGCGTTAACTGACTTTTCAGCAGCATCCATTGCTAGTAGTGAAAAGCGAGCACGAGCAATCTGTGCCCAGATGACATCATCAAACTGACCACGTGGGTCGTTCTCATCAATTCCTGGTCGCTTAGCAATACGAACCATCAGTTTACCAACTGGGTTCTTAACTTTGCGTAGAACCATATTGCCACGTTGTGGCAGGAATAGAACCGTTTGGTCTTTATCGTCATACTTGATTAAGTCAAGTAGCGCATTAAGGTCTTGGTTCTGGCGACCTAATGGTCCAAGAATTTGTGATTCAAATTCAGGGAACTCAACTGCGAGTTCACGAATAGACTTTAGGTAGCGCTTGGTATATGAAACACATCGTCCGTAGCGGTCAAATTCTGGGTAAGCCCCCAATGGGTTTTCTACTCTGATGCGTGGCATACGAGCCTCAAAATCGGGCTCAACTATAATAGGCAAAAAGGCATAAGTATTATACCAATCTGCACCAGTATACATCTGGGTCTGTAACCCAGAAGACTCAACGTAATGATTAACAATCATTGTACGTAACGAGGCACGTTTCTTCGCTAGTGATGAAGTAACGTCTGCAGTGTGGCAGTTAAAGGATGGTAGTGGTGCTAGAATCTCCGCTAAGTCACGTGCTGCAACGTCAACGAAGTTTGCAATCATCGGGCGAGACATTCCCTCTGGGAACATATCTGGATATACGGAATCCATATCGCCACGGCGGACTGCTGTTACATCAGCCATACGCTTATCACGGTAAGCATAGCGTTCACGCAGTGCTTCAACCTTGTCAGCAATCTGCTGTTGGTTTAGTGCCATTGATATCCTTATAAAGTGATAATACTATTCTGGTAAGCCAGGTCATCTAAGTTGATGACAGTACGTTGTTCTGCCTGTCTGCGTGTTATGAATCTGTTATCTGCGTGGAATACTTTAATTCCAGACTGTGAAATCATTTCTTTTGCTTTAATCTCACAGAACCACAGTGCCATAACTACGTCAGTAGGGTTCTTCGTGTCAGGCTTCCAAGTAATCAACTGATTGATTAAAGCCTTGATGCCCTCGTGGTATTGAGGGTCTGGTAGTTCTATTAAGTTATCTTTATTAGGTTTGCCATCTCGCATTGAACCGAACAAGCCTTGCATACCAGCCACACCGAAGTTGGTATCCCATTTGTTCTTGCCAGTGAAATGCTCAGAGAATCTTACGCCACGGTTAGCAAGCCACTGCCTTAGTTCTTCATCTAGGGCAAATGCTTTCTGATAGGCGTTGATTTCAATACGTAACTCTATTGGCTTGTAGGTTTCTACCCAGCCTTCAATGAGTTCACGAATCTTACCTGGAGTTGGCTCATTCATATTATGAGCATCTAAGACTAGACGCTTGCCAGATTGCCTATCAACTGCGTAAGCAACTGCAGCGGTCTTACCTGCCATAGCAGGGTCAATACCGATTAAGGTTACCCATTGTCCGTCTCGTGGATGTCCAGCCGCTCCCAGTTTAAGAGCACCAGGTTTACGCATCCGATTAACAGCGGCATTAACAAGCGTTGGGTTAAATATCGCATCATCTTCTATATCCTGTTGTTGGTATACCAATGCCCAGGTAGAAGGCGTAACCTCACTTCGGCGCTGGAATAGCGCTGGTCCATCCCATTTAGGATAGTGACCGTTCTCATCTGGCACTGCATCATCATCGCCATCCCAAGGGCGGTCAGACTTAGCCCAGAGAGTCACCCAGTCTTCTGGTTTGTCGTGAATCTCTAGTGCTGCTGGCATTGCCAAGTATGTGAACGGAGATTTGCCACCAGACCAGTGGTCTGGGTTTCTTAGTTCACGGTATAAATCTACTGATGAAATACGAGTGCCTACGATAAGAAGTTTACCATTCTTACCAAGACGGGTAATTACTTCTTTTTGTAGCCACTCTAATTGCTTTTCCCACTCGTGTGCGTTAGCAGTGGTGATAACGTCATCTAGGATGATGAGGTCAGCACGGGCACCGTAAATCTGACCACCAATACCTAGTGCTTGGAGCGTGGGGTCTTTTTCCGATGAATCACGTGCTTCTTGACCAAGGTAAACCGTATCGGTTTTCCAAGTATCAGCATCCTGCTTATAGCCTCCTGCTGGTCCATAGACCTGCTGCAACTTAGACCAGCGTGGGTGGCTTAGTCTTTGCTTGATGGAGTATACGAACTCACGGGCTTTATTTAAAGTTTTGGATACGACAATAATACGAATGTTTGGGTCCATAGCAATGCGGTAGGTTGAGTAGCCTACTGTGATGACTGTGGACTTAGCGTGTTCAGGTGGCACGTTGATGAGCAACCGATTAGGGTTGCCCTTCTCGTAAGTCATAGCATCGTGGAGCCAAGAAGGTTCTCTACCCTCTAGGACATCAATCCAGTCCATATGGTGAGGGAATACTTCTGACTCTAAGAACTCTTTAGAGAAGGTGGCGAAGTCCACCTGCTTGCCGTTGCCTAGAGTCTTATTAAGTAACTCGCTACCTTTGGTGCGAGCCTCTTCTAAGTCTGCTGCGAACTGAGCATCCTTGAGCCAGGACTTTAGTACGTCACGTTTCTTGTTTATGATGCCAAGAGCGACATTGACATCTAAGCCATTGGCAACGTGCATAAGCACGGCTGCCTTGTCTTCTTTTAACTTCTTGACGAAGTGGTGCTCCGCCCCACCTTTTGCTGCCATATGAAGTTATCCTTTAAACCTATTTCTTTTTGCTGCTCTTTTTTGGCATTGGCTTAGCCTTCTTAGGCATTGCCATCATATCCTTTTTCATTGGCTTCATTTTTTTCATTTGCGTATCCTTAGTGTATATGTTTTCCTGGGTGCGACCAAAGTGAAATATTACTCCTACTTGGTGCGCCGAAATCCCCGTTAATTAAACCCCTATAATAAACCCCAAATAAACGCCGCCCATAAGCGGCGTTATTTACCAGTTATCAGCGCCCTTATAGGGCGATGTTGTGTGCGCCTTTAGGCGCACTTATAACAGGGGTAAAATTATTTTATCCTACATATATACTAACCCCGTTATAAAGACCCTGTAACGTTTTGTTACCAAATTGTTATAAACTTTTTTTACAGAATTAGAAAAGTCCTTTATTTATAAGGGTTTTGGAAATCTCAAAATACCGAGAAAAAATTTTAGGGTGAGTCATATAACATATCAACACAACGCATTAAACACCGTGGGGTCATACACATCTGTTGGCTGGTTGGTTAGTGTCATTAGTTATGTCAACCTAACCCCGCCCCACTATGTGGAACCCCTCCCCCTCCCTCTTAATAGT